AAGAAAATGGATAATTATCAACAAGTAAACGAACAAGGAAAACGCTTGAGAGCGATTTCAGCACACACTGGACTTTCTGTAGGCTCTGGAGGCTTTAAACGCCACGGCACAGGTACTGTATCAAACGTACGCTACAATGCACTAGTAGTACAAGAAGATACTGTATTCACAGAATTTCTTGTCAATGGTGCTTCTGAGTTGTCTAACAATGGTATGAGTACTATCACCTTCAAGCAAGGAGCATTTCTTCCTGGAGGAGTGATTACAGGATTTGCTATCTCTTCAGGTAGTGTAATTGCCTATAAGTAATGATTGGTATTGGTATTGGACTAGTAGGAGGTGGTATAGTAGATCAACTTCCTTTTAGATTTACAGTAAATACAAATAATACCTCAGCAGGTAGTAGTACAAGTACGCAGTTTAAGTTACCTTTAGTTTCTTCAGGAACACTAAACGCTGTAGTAGATTGGGGAGATGGAACTTCTAGTACTATTACTACATGGAACCAAGCAGAAGTAACACATACCTACGCTACTGCAGGTGTATACGATATTAAAATTACGGGAGTACTTAGAGGATGGCAGTTTAATAATGGAGGTGATAGGTTAAAAATACTTGATATTATCAATTGGGGTAGTTTAAATATTAGTGTTGATGCGGGATTTGCGGGTTGTACAAATTTAACCGCAAGTGCAACAGATGCTCCTACTATTACAACTACAAGTTTGGCTACTTATTTTAGAAGTTGTAACAACTTTAATTCGGCAATCGGCTCTTGGAACGTATCAAATGTTCTTAATTTTAATGAAATGTTTTATATAAGCGGATTTAACAATGGAAATTCTGCGGATATAAATAATTGGACTATCAGAACAACGGGGTCGGTTTCAATGTCTCAAATGTTTAGACAATGTCCATTTAATCAACCAATTGGAAATTGGAATACGAGTGCAGTTACTATTATGAACAATATGTTTCACGAAAATAGTTTTAATAGAGACATTAGCAATTGGAATGTAGGAAACGTAACAACTATGAATAGGATGTTTTTTGGCAACTATTTTTTCAATCAAGATATTGGTTCTTGGAATACGGGTGCAGTTACTAATATGGGAGAAATGTTTCAAAATGCGTCTTCATTTAATCAAAACATAGGAGCATGGAACGTGTCTAATGTAACAACATTTTCATCAATGTTTAATGGGGCAACCGCATTTAATAATGGAGGCTCAGCAGATATAAATAATTGGACAATTAGAACGGCAAGTGCGGTAAGTATGAGTAGTATGTTTAGGAGTTGTACCTTCAATCAAAACATTTCAAGTTGGAACACAAGTGCAGTCACGAATATGTCGGCTATGTTTTCATTAAATGGTGCATTCAACCAACCAATTGGCTCATGGAATACAAGTGCGGTAACTGACATGAATAATATGTTTTCCACATCCAATTTTAATCAAAACATTGGGGCATGGAATGTTTCAAACGTAACAAGTTTCGGAAATATGTTTGGAGCGAATTATTCATTTAACAATGGAGGTTCCTCGGATATTAACAACTGGACAATTAAAAACACGGGTACGGTAAGTATGGTTGGTATGTTTGGAGATAGCACATTTAATCAGCCAATAGGAAATTGGAATACAAGTGCGGTAACAAATATGTCATTAATGTTTAGGTTTAATACAACTTTTAATCAAGCTATTGGAAATTGGAATGTATCAAATGTAACTAACTTTTCAAGTTTCATGGAAGGCAAATCAGCAGCCAACTATTCCGCAGCCAATCTTAATGCCATTTATAATGGGTGGAGTTCACGGTCTGTACAACCTAACTTGAGTATTAGTTTTGGAAGCATAAAGTACACTGCAGAGGCTCAAGCAGGTAAAAATATTTTAGACTTTGCACCAAATAACTGGACAATAGTAGACGGAGGTATATAATGAGCGAAATAAAATTCCCAACACAGAGAACATACTTTATCACCTATACTGATACGAGTATTTTTAATTATGGTTATATTGATCCAGACCAACAAATGACAAGCGGTCAACCTGAACTATATCAAACGACAGATGAGCAGGCTTGGATAGTACAATTACAAACTGTATTTAATCTTGCTTATCCTATTTTGCCTTATGGTAAGGTATGGGGTTATCAGTATGCTACAGAACAAGCAGGCCAAGAAGCACTACAAGAAATTGCAATTGAGTTTTCTAAGACTCGGTTAAACTCTTTAAGTAACTTTTGGTACATTATTTTTGAAGATGGTATGCAAACAACACTTGGTAATCCTTCTATAGTAAATCTATAATAACTAATGAAAACATCAGCACTACTATACACAGGTACAACTCTCTTAGCTTTCTTAGGAACTTACTTCCTTAATCTAGGAGCAGATAATGCTGAGCAGTACTTAGCTGTAGTTGCTGTTGTGTTTATAGATGGATTCTTTGGGGTATGGGCAGGAACTAAGATGGAAGGCTTTAAGACACATAAAGCTCTTAGCGTGCTTAAAACTTTAGTGGTGTGGGTATTTATGCTTACAGGTATCTTAATGATTGAGAAGGGCTTTGAAGGCACTTTCTGGCTCAGTGAGACTATCTGTGCCCCCTTTATTCTCTTTCAGCTTATAAGTGCACTCAAGAACGCAGCCAGAGCAGGGTTAATTAAAAATGAGTTACTGCAGTTAATCTTAGATAAAATCGACCAACATAAAGTAAATGAAAAACAAGATTGAAGTTATTGTTATAGGGCTACTACTAATCACAGTAGCTTTTTTGTTATGGGAAAGACAAAGCTTAAGAAGCGGTAGTGAAGAGAAGTTTATGTCTTACATGGACTCTATGGAGAAACGCAACGAAAGTTTCCTTAGTAGGGTAGATTCTTTATCTACACTTAAACATGAACAATTTAGTTATTATGAAAAAATCAACCTCAAGTATGACACTATTCAGATTGCTCTTGATACTATGCCTGACATTGACGGCACCAAGTATCTACTCACAATCTCTAGACAGCTTACCGCTAAAGGAATTGAATAATGAGTTTCTTAAGGGCATCAAGGCACGGGAACGTGTAGTTGTTCTTAAGACTATTATCCACCTGGATAGCCAGCAATTGGTTCTCTACAAAGACTCAATCGTTCCTAGTTATCAACAGATGGTAGAAGTGTCTAAAAAAGAAGTCTATGACCTTAACAGAACCATTGACCGTAAGAACGCAGAGATGAAGTTCTACCGTTACGGTTTTATAGGTATGTCTATTCTAGCCATTCTTGGCTTTATTACTTAACCCATGAAAAAACTTATATTCTTACTAGTATTCCTAGCTTCTATGGGTCTTTATGCTCAGAGAGATAGCGTTCTAATCAAGACCCCAATATACTCTTGTGTATACTCAGAGGTTCTCCAACAGCCTAAACGTGTGTGGTACACAGTACAATGCCCTACAGGAGCGTATCCCCGTAAGGGAATGGACTTTTATACTAACGATAGTGTGATTACTTCTGATGGAAAAGATTATGAAGCCAACGTATGGGACAAAGGACACTGTGCCCCGGCTGCTGACTTTAACTGCACAAGAGAAACTCTATGGCAGACATTTTCGTATTTGAATTGTATTCTCCAGCACGAGAAATTAAATAGAGGTGCTTGGAGATTGCTTGAGGCTTATGAGCGTCAACTGGCATTAACAAAGGTAGTGAAAGTACAAATAGATGTAATCTATGCTAAGAATGCAGTTAAACTACCAACAGGTGCTACTATTCCTACAGCCTTTAGAAAAACAATTAGTTTTGATAATAAAAAAGAAATCTATTACTTTGTAAATGAAGCTCCAAGTTCAACAGACTTTAAGCTTTATTTAATAAAGTAAACTATGGATTTACAGGCACTTAGATTTAAGATAAATGAATTTTATCTTGAGTCAAAAAATAGAGAGTATCCAAACTCTGTATTAGTTACTAACGAACAGTATAAAGATTTCCTTAAGGAGATGTTTAGAGTTCCTGACTTCTCTGAGATTCCTGAAGGGATATTTATCACTTCAATTGAGGGACTTAAGGTTGTCTTCACAGAAGAACTAGAAGAACCTAGGGTACTAAAAATGTAAAGGGGAGCGAACTCCCCTTTTTCATTTTACTTTTTTACTACTGTAGGACCACCGGTCATTTCAAAGAAAGCCTTAATCTCGGCTACTTCTTTCAACTCGATAGTGATTGGTTCACTGGTAACTTCAAACTTCTTGATTTTTACTGGAACCTTTTGCTTAGTTTGGGGATCAATCTTATACTCGTATTCTACGGGATTTAACTTATCCACGTTACGATTTAAGATTACTGCTAAACCTTCCTTTACAGGGTAGGTCATAACTACTGAGTCCAGGTCAAATGAATAACCTGTCTCTGGCACGAACTCCATCTCGTCCTCGTGCTCTACTTTTTTCTTCTCTGTGTAATAGAATAATCTCATGATTTTTTGTTCTTGGGTTTGCTTGGGTAATGCTTACGCTTCTTCTTTACAGGCTCTTTGACTTCAGGTGTAGGCTCTTCTACAGGCATTTCCATCTCATAGACACCATCTGTTGTATCAGGAGCAACTAACTCAACCTCGACTACTTTAACAGGTTCTTGAACCTCAATTAAGTCTTCTTCTCTTACGAACAAGTCTGCTGGTGGAGGCTGAGGAGCTTCTGCTTGCAGTACTTCATCCATGATGTCATTGGCTGCTTCTTCGGTAGGACTAACTTCTGGACTATTTACGCTAAATGCTGCTATTAAAATAAACAGCAACACTATGAATCCGGCTAAATATAATACAACTTGCATATCTATAGTCTTAACTCCAGATGATTGAAATATCCATGTCTCTAACCATAATACGGTCAGCCCCATCGATGTGTAGGATTTCTGCATAGGCAAGTACACTTGGAGATACATACACAACGTCTCCGGTTTTGTAATCGGAAACCTCATCACCTACTGAAAAAACCTCAAGGTGTGTGTACTTCTTCATCTCTTCTTGCATTAGTTGCTCTTTGGTCTCTGGAGATAACTCTAGTCCCAAATCATTGGTCTCAGGCTTGTTCAATAGAACTCTCTTGCCTTTAAGTTTGAATGTGCTCATTATGTTGTTTCTGTTTTAGTTGGTTTAAATAATTCAAGTTCTGCCTGTCTTAACTCTAGTTGTTTCTCCACAAAGCGTTTTTCCATAAGATGTGTTTCTTCAGCCATAGCTAAATGCCTCTTATTCATAATTTGTGCTTCGAGATTTAATTTGTGAGTACGTTCAAAGTTACTAGTACTTTTAGTTATTTGCAATAGACTTGCGTAGCTAATTACTGTAGTTACTACTAGACTGATTGATATTACTATCAAATAGATTTCGTTCATAATTTTAATGTTTTAGGTTTGTATTGAATTGCTTTTACTCCACAGTTACCAAGCAGCTTAATGCCTGCCTCATCTCTGTATTTGTTAATAAAGTAAACATTCTTAATGCCACTCTGGATTATAAGCTTAGCACATTCTAAACAGCATGAGTGCGTAATATACATAGTCGCTCCCTCAGTTGATATTGGTGACTTACAAGCCTTTGTAATAGCATTAGACTCTGCATGAAGGACGTAACTAAAAGTTACATCTTGTTCTTCACACTTGTTTGGCATATTAGTAGGGGTACCATTATACCCAAAAGATATAATGTTACCGTCTTTAACGATGATAGCCCCTACTTTTAACCGTTCACAGTAGGACTCTTCGGCAACTCTCTTTGCTAAATCTAAATAAAGTTCTAACTTTTTTAATGCATTCATAAATTATACCTATAGATTTCTTTTGAGTGATCTATTCTCATAATTAAATCGGTGTGCAAGTTAGTAACTTTTTTGAATTCATCCGAATAGTTACTAGGAATCATATGCTTTAATTTGTAAAAATCGTCTTGGTATACGTGACCAATTTTAAATACAAGCATCCTGTGATTTTTAACTCCTACATCGTACCAGTCATAGAAAGCCTGAAAACTAGATACTTTCTCCTCTAGTGTAGCATAGAATCTAGCTGACGTGTCAAATAGAAATAAGATACAATTCTGATACCTGCACCTATGTCCGTAGTCATCTATGTAAACATTAACTAGACCTGACTCTACTAGCATAGGCAAAGAACCCTTGTTGAAAATAAGACCAGCAAATAACTTGCTGGTCATATTAAATCTATTTAAGTCCACGTTACTTTCCATTGTCTAACTTAGGCAAAGTTATTAACCTAAGACCTTCATTTTGATAATCCTCCATAGGGTAGTCCCATAGGTCATTCTCACTGTGCCAAGTAAAACGTTTGATGGCTTGGTCAAATCCCTCATACTCCTTACTTACCATCTTGCCACCAAATCTACCAAAGTTTAGAATCTCATGCCCGGCCTCAAATACTAAAGGAGTTCCTGGACTAGTCTGACTCTCTACGATAAACTTAAACGGCTTAATTACGGTACAGTTATACTTCTGACAGTAATTGCCTAAGAACAAGCCCATAGTATAAAAAGATGCTTGGAAGTCATAACGAAGTTTCCAGAACATAGAAATCCAATTGGTTGTCTTTACGTTGGTAGTCTTGATATCGATAGGATACAAATAACCCATCTCATTATCTACTACTAACATATCCAACAGACCTTTGCATGGTACTCCATTGTACTCAAACTCAATTGGTACTTGGTAGTGTACGTCATACCTTTCGTTCTGTTGAAAGAACTTGGCTGTGTACCGGTGATTAAGGAGGCTGTCTTTAATAGCGTAAATCTGTACTAACTGCTGAGAAGTAATTACAGTCTTAGTCTCACCAGCTAATAATGCATCATAGTATTCCTTACCTTCTACCTTAAATCGCTCTATTACTTTCTCAAAGGAATCTCTTTTGAAGCCTACAGTACTGTAAGCAATCTCTGCTGCTTCGGGATTACCTTTGTTTACGAACAGTTCCCATACAAAGTCACCCATCTGTCCTGTAGGTCTTTCTACGTTACTGATGTGGAATCTTTCGTGGAATACATCTTCTGACTGAGTGATAAGAATATCTACTGCATCCCCTACAACAATGTTTGCTTTAGGTTCGTCAAACTCTGTGTCGTAACTAGAGTTCAGAAATTCTGTTGGGTGAATCAAAATTTTCTTTAGACGGCTTTGACTCACTGCCGTACTGTCCAGGTATGCTTGATCGGTTATCATTTGCTGATTTCAATTAAAAGGGTAAAATAAAGCCAACCTATGTGTAGGCAATAGCTTTTTGTCTTGGTTTTAGAGTAACTAATAAGAGGGGTTAAGTAGAAAAATACGTAAGGATAATCTCTTTGTCCGTTCTTTCTTCTGAAGAAACTGCGTGCTACAACTGTTACTTTATGCGAGGTCATTGTACTCAGGTTTTTCTCTTAACACATAGGCAAGGAACATAGCATTACACTGAATGTGTCCTACATGCTCAATGCCACTCTCTGGATCTACTAACTCGCCCTCAAGTAACTTGAAGGTGTGTCTAAGCATACTCTCAATAATCTGTGAAGCAGGCATACCTTTCTTCCAGTTATTCTTGCTGTACTTAAGGCAGCCATACTCTAGTACTCGTACCATAGGCTCAATAGACTTATAGTCCACTAAAGACCACTGTACTTTACCTTGGTTGTAGCGTAGGGCTTGCTTGTCCCTCTCAATCAGTGCTTGAGTGAAGTCATCGACTTCCTTCTCAATCTCATCTTTAATCGACTTGTTTTCCATAATCTTTAGTTGGTTCTGGGATGGTTACATCAAGAATGTTACGCCCAAATTCGATAACATCTTGGATAAATTTAAGTACCTCTGACTTCTTAGCTTTAGCTAGAGACATTGGTATCTTTTTGAATTCTCCTTCAAAGAGAACTTCTTCGTACAGGTACATAGTTTTAAGGATACTCATCGTCTCATCTTTAGTGAATGTAGTACCTTCTAGTTCCTCGAATCGTTCCTTGATAATAGGCAAAACCATACCATAGAAGTAAGCTAACTGAGGTAAAGTACGCTTAGAGTCTACTCTAATGATACTTATCTCTACGTTAACCTCTGGTTCTCCTAACATCAACTCTGAGAAGTAAGATTGCATAAGTTCCTTATCTACTTTGAGGTAAATATTGCCGTCGATATTCTTACTGAGTTTCCCCGGCAGGTGTATTCTCGTTACTGACATCTTGTTTTTCTAATTCTTCAAGTAATCTAAAAGCTAACTCTTCGTCTTTTTCTAGTTGACTCTTTAATCTATGCTTACCAAAAGCCAGGTCAATCTGTTTAATAAAAAAAGAGTTAGTGCCTTTAGCACTACTTATTGCTTTGTATAAGTCTGTGTTAACATACTCACGGATAAATTGGTATTGGAAGTTAAGGGCCTTCGCTAATAGGTAGGCCCTTCTCACATCCTTCATTATCTGTTCTTCAGTTGGTCTTTTCACCGTCTAACCTCTCCTTCTCACTTGCTAGGAACTCATCTAATGCTTTCTTTAACTCATCTTTCTCCCCGTCAATCAGTGGTCCCCAATAGTCATCATCAAACTCTTCTAGAATATCTTCTAGGGTTTTGTAGTGACCATCATCAATCCAATTCATTACGTCATCCCAAAAACATTCTGGGTTGTGCTTCTGTTGGAATTGACGATGACTCATTTGAACCTCATCAAAGTTTCCCTTAGCATCAATAGTGAATTCTCCCGCAAAATCCATCCCGCCTTCCTCGTAAAAACCTTCGAGTTCTAGCTTAAACTCTTGCGCAAGTCTAATAAAGAAAGGTATTACAGGACTCCAAGCAGAATCTCCACAGATAGTAAGTGAGCCATCTTCAGAATTTATATCAAACTCTGCTTCAAACCACTTAGAACCCCAGTCTTGATAAACATCCCAAGACTTAAGATCATCGGGGTCTTCTTCTTTTCCCTCTACTTCAGGGAAAAACTGTGGATATATGTTTGACCCGCAACTGATATAGCTTCCTACACTATCTCCTTCTTTAGATAAAAGAGTAACTATCGCTTGTAAGCGAGTCAGGTCCTTTTCAGAACCCGACCCACTAACATAGTTATAACAATGATTTGCCATGTTAAAATTGATGAAACATTAAAGGACCTCCTAGTGAAATTGACTCTTGTAGGAAGATAACACCTGCATCATTACCTTCATGGTCCCTACTAGCGTAGAAGCTGGTGCCATCCTCCATCCTAAATACAAGGAAGTCTTCAGTCCAACCCATTCCCTCTACCTCTTCTTCAGATGCATAGCGGATCTCTACAATTTTTTTGTCTTTAAGTAAGCTGTTGGCTAACTCTAGTCTTTCTACTTGATTTTCTAACCTAGTCATTCTCCAGTTCTCTTTGTTCGTTAATAAAATTTGCCTCCTCATCCCTTAGATGATCAAAGGCAGGATCATCGTCGTAGTCGATTGTATCTTCTTCCGATAGGTTAGTTAGAACTAACTCTCCATCTACAAACAACTCTTCAGTAGGTTCTTCTCCGTTGTCTGCTGCAGACATAAGTTCAGCAGTATCATAGATAGTTTCAGTATAAGCATTCTCTAACTCATCAATCTCATTATTCTCGTAGAGTTCTTTAGCAATACGTTTTGCATCGTCAAGATTCTCTGCTTGAATAGTTGCTGTAGTACGATACCAAATAGTATGTTTGGCATCAAGTTCAATCTTGAAGCTTTCCATTACTCTGCTGCCCAACCAAAGAAGTGATAGATACCTGGCTTTTGATTCTTGTCGTGCTTGTACTTGATTCTAGCAACAACAGGACTGCAACTAACCAATACTCTCTCCATGATAACTGTAGTACTAGTTCCGGTTTTCTCTGTAAACTGACGGGCCAATTTAACAGCCTCAGTTTTGTGACCACTGCTGTTAATCTTCTTACCGTGATTATCTAGTACAAAGTAAACCAAGTCCCACTTCTTAGTACCAGGTACTACTATGTCTTCTACTTGAGTTTTAATCTTAAGCTTGTTCTGTACTGGCTCTGACTCACAAATACCCCAGCAAGGGGCAAACTTAGAGGTATTATCATAGTTCTTGTCTATGAACTCTCTCAGAGATAGTTTACTTCTCTTCCACTCAGCAGTTTTGTCTACAAACCCTGTTGTGGTACTGATGGTACCATTGTAACTGTCGTGACCATACTCACTAATAGCATCATCTACTAGTGCTTGATAAGCTTGCTGCATTGAATTAGCTCTTGTTTTGTCGTAAAATTGACTTGCTCCCATAATTTTAAGGTTTAGTTTTTATTTTTTCCAGAATTTTTCTATGCAAGGATCTGCCTTAAGCGGTACTCGCTTACAGAAGACAGCCCCTGCTTTTACCATTGCACTTTCTAGTGCGTTTGCTACTTCTCCTGATAAAGACTCAGGACATTCCACTAAGTTCTCGTCGTGAACCGTGTTAATAAATTTTACCGTAAACAATAGGTTGTTTGGTAGTAAGTAATCTTCCCAAAAGTAAACACAAGATAGCTTGGTTATCTCTGAGCTTTGTCCTTGAATAGGGTAGTTCAAGGACATACGTTCTATTTGACCTTTCTTACTGAAGAAGGTAGATACTTGCTGTTTAATTTTAGAGTAAGATGCTGTTTTGTGTTCTCTGTGTTTTTTGTAGTTATCCCAGAAGCCCTTAACACCTACAGCTTTTTTTGCTTCGAGAAACTCATCGTAATAGTCCACATAGGATTTTTTACCTGTTACTTCCGAGATTAGTACATAGCCATTGTCTACGCCAAATTTCTTGGCTTCATCAAAGTAGGCTTTTAATCCCGGAAACGCAGCAAAGTATGCATCGTAAATCTTCTGTCCCTGCTCAACACTTAATCCTAGTTGGTCGGCAATACCTATGCCGCTACCACCGTAGTTAATTGCAAAGCCAGCAACCTTAGCAGATTGACGCTTATCCTTGTGCTTCTTTTTAATCTCATCTAAGTCCATACCATCCA